GAACAAGCCCGCCAGCAACGCGAAGCTGAGGCCATCGGCGTCTCTATCCGCTACGACGGCGGGGCATGGCGGGTGACGCTGGGTGACGGGCAGGTGGTGCAGGTGGACAGCGCGGAGGCAGCGGAACGTATTCGTTCTGACTTGTTGCTAGCGCACTCAGAGCAGGAAGCGGAAGGTATGGTTGCGGAGGTGGAGAAGTGGACGCGGGAGCGGCCCGACATCCGGCGTGAGGCGACATTGACTGGCGACATGGTGCAGGTGCAGGGCGGCAAGCTGCAAGCCACGGGAGCAGATGGCGTGACGGTGCGCCCCATCACAGACGCAAAAACGCTGGAGAGCGTGCGTAGGCAGACGGAAGGCATGGGGCAAGACCTGGAAGGCCAGACGATCAACGGCAGCAATGATGTGTTTAAGGAGATCGTTGGCGAGACGGCGGGGCAACTGGTGCAGCTTATCACGGTAAACCGGGGAATGAATCAAGCGGCTTGGATGACCTTCTTGCATGAGCGAGCAGAGGCGAATTTCAAGGGGGCCAAGATGACCAACGCCATCAGCCATGCGGAGATTGGCGCGGGGCTGGCGGTGGCAGCGCAAGCATTGCCGGTGGAGCCGGTGAAGGCGCGGCTGGCGGCGCTGCAAAAGCGCGGCGCTCATGCCGAACACATCGCGGAGGCCACGAAGGAACTAGAGCTACGCGAGCGGCTGCAACGCCTGGCCAGCGGACAGGGCACGGAGATTGAAGCGCAAGAAATGGCCGTTGAACTGGCAATGGCCGAAGTGATGGGTCGCGACAAGCGCGGCGGGCGCACAGGCTTCGCTCCCGGTCGGCTAGACGCTTTACTGAGAGACGCAGCAATGACAGCCACGACGGCGCATGAGGTGACGGCGCTGGGCAAGTTCCGCGCCCTGCTGCGCAGCGTGCGAGCCTGGTTGCGCGGTGTGCTGGGCACGGTGGCAGGCATTGAGAAAGCGCGGCGCGAGGGCAAGCTGAAGGATGGTGACGACTTTGGCGCGCTGGTGGATACCATGCTGGGGCTGGAAGACTCCAAGTTCAGCAAGGCGGTGGAGCGCGAGGCAAGCGGGTTGCTGGGGGAAACCTGGGCCGCAAATACGTCATTCTCGCTAGCGGGTCCGCGCTCACAAGATGCCGACTACCTAGCAGCCGTGGAGCGCGGCGATATGGAAACCGCACAGCGCATGGTGGACGAGGCGGCGAAGGCGGCGGGGTATGATGTGGGGCCGGTGTATCATGGAACATCTCAGCGATTTAACGAGTTCGACATCCAGAGATTGAACAGCCGGAATGAAGGGCCGGGATTCTATTTCACCACAAGCCAACAGATTGCTAGCGGGTATGTAAATAGAGATGGAAATGAGGGAAGGCTTATTTCAGCATATCTAGGCATTAAAAAGCCGATGAAATATGATGAGAAGCCGTTCTCTCCGCGAGTGCTTGACAAACTGCTTGGAAGAATCGCCGCCCTGGAGGCGATAAAATATAATGCTGATGCTAAAGATGGATTTCTCGCAAACTTCGGAGACACTTATTCTAATGGAATACAAGGAGCGATAAACGACGCCGTTAAGTTATTAGCAAATGACACCTCTGCGGTGGATCAGATAAGTGGCCTTGTTGGGGCTGGCGTAGATGCCGCCATTGTATTGCAGGCATTGACCGAAACGACGGGGTTTGACGGCATTAAGGCATACGGTTTTTCAAACGAGGGGAGCAAGGATAATGTCATATATGTGGCATTCCGACCTTCCCAAATCAAATCCGCTGACCCCGTGACCTACGACGATGACGGAAATGTCATTCCGCTCTCCCAGCGCTTCGACCCGCAAAGCAATTTAATCTCATACTCCCTCTCTCCGGCTCGTCGCATGGAGCTGGTCGAGTTTAACGAGGGTGTGTCATTCTCGCTTTCAGGCGCACAAGATGCTGACTACCTAGCAGCCGTGGAGCGCGGCGATATGGCTGAGGCGCAACGCATGGTGGATGAGGCGGCGAAGCGGGCGGGATTTACCGAGAAAGCATACCACGGGACTCCAAACGGATTTTTTAACACGTTCGATCAAAAGCAATCCCCTGGTTGGTATATTGGAATAGAAGAAGACTCCAAAGGAAACTATGAAGACGGCGTTTATTGGTTTAGTGACTCTAAATTCAACGCTCAAACTTACGCTCAAGGGCTGTTCGATGAGGGAAGCAACCCAATAGACCCAAGTAAAAGCATTCCCGTCGATCAAAAACCGCTACCTAGTGGGACCGTGGTCAAATGGTGGCCGGGCAAGGGAAAGAAGCCCATTACTCTGACGAAAGAGCAAGTGGATTCTAATACCCTGCCACTAGAAGCCCTCACTCCGACAGGTAAGATGAAACGGGGCTCTCAACTCCAAGTTGAGCTGCCAAACGGATTTGCTGCGGGCGGCGCTATGTTCACAAGAAGAAATTTGGGCAAAGAACCAACGACGCCAAAACGAGCGTTGGAGCTGGCGCTGGATGCCTATAACGCACCACTTTCACAAAGGGTCAAATCAGTTGTTATCCCGGTTTTTTTAGACATTGGTAAATCAGCGGAAGAAGACATGAAGGGTGAGTCATTTTCCAGAATGGGAAAGCGGGCTGCATCATACCGGGCAAAGGGTTATGACTCAGTTAAGTTCAAAAATGTGATTGATCCCGGTGCATTGCCAATGCGCGCTGAGCCGCAAACCAGCATTGCCGTTTTTACTCCTAACCAAATCAAATCCGCCGACCCCGTCACCTACGACGATGACGGAAATGTCATTCCGCTCTCCCAGCGCTTCGACCCGCAAAGCGATTTAATCTCATACTCCCTCTCTCCGGCTCGTCGCATGGAGCTGGTCGAGAACCGGCTTGCTGTGGTGCTCAAAGATCAACCGCAGCGGCGGGCGGAAATAGCCAAAAACGCTATTGCCGCCGTGCGGGCCATCGCCAAGCGCTACGAGGGCATCAGCGCTCTCAGTTTCATTGACCCCAGCGAGGAAATAGCACGGCTCCAAGCTGACAGAGACGCCGATATTGAGGCCGTTAGACAAGAGCGAGACTTTGAAATTGAGGGCGCCAAGGAACAAAAGGCGGGCGGTGAAGCTATTGAGAACTTCAAGCGGAAGGCAGACGCCAAACTAGCCAAAATTAAGGCGGACTTCGATCTTGCAAAGCTTAAGCTGGAGACGGACGCTAACGCCAAGAATCAGGCTACTTTGAAGCGCCTAGACCGCTCTATCCTGATTCAGAATCTCGCTACGCTGGAGGCCGTTACCCGCTTCCTTCCGGCTCAAGTGCGGGCCAAGGTGGGCGGGCACATGGCGATTGCCAGACTCACAACCGATGAAGCGAGGGTTAAGGAAATCTTGCGACGCATAGATAAAATCGGGCCACTTCTGGAAAGCTACCTCAAAGCGGACTTGTCCAAGCGTATTGAGAGCACGCTAGAAAAGGCCATGCCAGAACGGGCCAATGGAGAGAAGCCCAAGGGCAAACTTGGCGCGGAGACTCACGAGTTTTTCGATAGAGTTCAGCGCGTGATAGACACGCCGCTTGAAGACGTTGAAGCGGAGGCTTCAAAGCTCAGAACGCAATTTGAGAAAGAGCAAGACGCCGATAAACAAATGACCCTTCTTCAGGAGCTTTCAGCGCTGGAAGTGTTTGGGGGCACGTTTGAGAAGTCGGCGGCAGAGCTTGAGGAAATCGCGGGCATTTTAGAGCAAGCCTACAAGAACGGACGCGACTTTTGGAAGGGAGTTTTGGAGCAAAGGCGAGGCTCAGACGCCGCTCTCAGAGACTTGGCATTTGCTGAATTGGACAACCTTGGCCGTCACTCTGACCAGCAGAAAGGAGCCAACAAAAAGCGTGGCAAGTTTTCACAAATGGCCCGCGCCCTGTTTTCGTTCCGGCAGATTTTGAAGTCTGTGTTTGGCCGCAACTCTCGACTCTCAGACCACTTCGCGGACCAGCAAACCAAGGCAGAGGGTGCATACCGGGACGGGGTTTCGGCGGTAGAGGTAGCACTGCATGGCCAGCTAGCCGCTATTGTGCAACGTCGCGGCATGACCAAAGGCGGAGGGAAAATGGAAGCTCGCCGAATGGTGGCAAAGCTCATGCGGGAATGGACTACAGAGCGCAATGTCAACGTGCGAGTCATGGAAGGCCGCAAGGTTCACAAGGACTCCATGAGCTTGGACGACGCAAGGCAAGCTTTAGCCGATGAGAATAAGGCATGGAGCAAATCGCAGCGGGATGAGATGCAAGAGCAGATAGACGATTTCGATATTGCTAGCTTCATCGGTTCTCGAAAGGGTAAAAAGAAGGTGGTCGCTTGGACCGTCGTCGAGGATTCTGGCACGGAGTCAACCTTGCAACTCACACAGGCAGAAGCGGCTTACATACTTGCCATTGACGCTCAGACGGATTTGCGGGATGCCTTACGTAACACTGGAGGGACGGCCTACACAGATGACTCCATTGCAGACATCATGGCAGCTTTGGACCCTGACGTTTTGGCTGTGAAGGATTGGATGGTGAGATACCTTGAAGCGGATCACAAGCCACTATCCAAAGCCTACAGCGATCTGCACGGCGTCAACCTCCCGCATATCCCCAACTACTTTCACGCTCTTTTTACCCACGATGGCAATACTTTAGCCCCAGAGCTTGGCGGTGCCGCTGGTGGCAGTCTCATGCAGAATGGTTGGACGCGCCAACGCAAGAAACACGCCGCCCAATTGCTCCTAGATTTCGAGCAGGGAGCAATCAATATCTTCACAGTATTCATGCGCCACGTCCCGCAGGTGGAGCACTGGAAGGCTTACAGCCCTTTGGTGCGTGAAATGAAAAGCGTGATCAACAGCGGAATGGTGCAGAACGCCATCAAGGCCAAAGTTGGCGGGAGTGATCTGGATGAGCTTAACGGATGGCTCGGAGCCGTGGAAATGGGAGGCGTTCAAGATGCCAAGCTCAATCAAGCATTTTCAGACTTCATCAGAAAGCGCATTGGTGCAAAGAGCGCTTCTATCTTGGGTTTTCGACTTTCAACGCTCTTGGTGAATACAACCGGAGCGCTCAACACGGCGTTGGATACATCGCTCCCGATGCGCGAAATCCTTCGCAGCTATGGACGTGTGACCGTTGGAAAGGGCGTGAAATCAGTGGGCGAGGTCCTGGCAATGCCTGTCATTCAAAGACGCATCAGCCAAGGCGGTAACATTACGGCGAACTACATCAAATCACTCTCCGAGAGTGGTGATATTAACTTCCTGACTTTCGATGTAAATCAAGCTGCGATGGAGGCCGCTTCAATGGTTGACGCTAAATCATCGGCGGTAGCACTTGCTGCCGCCTACGATGCACACTATCGGCAGGCTAAGAAGTCTGGCGCGGATGATGCCAGTGCCCATCAATACGCAGAAGAGGCGACAGAAAGGACGGCTCAAAAGGTCCTGCAACCGTTGGAACTTGGAGCAAAGGGACGGCTTGAGCTTTCTACCAATCCTTGGTGGAAGCTCGTTTCCATGTTTATGAGCGAGACTCGCCAAAAGCTAGCGCTAGAGATTGAGGCGTTTACTAAAGGCGCTGATGGCAAGATTGACTGGCGCAGGGCGGGCCGCGTGGCCATGGTGAATCACCTCGTCATTGGAACGGCGGTTTGGCTCATGCGATCTATTGCGCGAGATATGTTGACAAGTTCAGAGGGCGACGATGACCCGGCGTGGGAGTGGGAAAACTGGCTATCCTGTGTTATTTGTGGCCCACTTGCCGGGATGCCGCTGATTGGAACGGCTCTGGAGTCAACCATTAGCTACGCGCTCCAAGGCTTTCAATACAATAGCGGGACCAATCCAGTTCTTGACGGCATCCAGTCCATGACTGGCGGCGCTAGGCAATTTGTGGGCGGTATGGGGGACATACTGACCGGAAACTTAAACGGCGAGGAAATTGAGGACACGTTGAAGGGTCTTAACAAACTCTTTGGCGGCATTGCCGTTATCTATGGAACTCCAGCGTTCACTGGAACAGCAGTTGCCTCTAACGTAGTCACTCAAGCCTGGCAAGCGTACAACAACCTCCTTGGCGAAGAATGACCCCTGTGGAGACCATCGCGGCCATGTATGAGCGCGAGGGCGTTAGCTTTCGCGAGGTGCTGGAAGCTCACCTACTGAACGGCTACGTGTTCAGCGGACCAGATTGTTTCGTGATGGGAAGGCCGGTTCAAAGTAACGACTCAGACCTTTTGGATTTCAGCAAAAAGTTCACCGTGGAACAATGCGACGCTTGGCTTGTCACGGCCATGGCTGGCAATGTGCGGGCCGCTCTAAGCCTGTTCCCCTACCCGTTGCCTTGGGTTCTGTGGCAAAGGCGAGGAAAACGGTTGAGAAAGTGGCGGTATCAGTCGTTACTATGCCATGATCGACTTAGTTCCTGAAATCCAAGGCTGGCCAGACGACAACCGCCCACGACTCGGCTTCTCCAAGCCTAAGCCGCCAGAGCCAAACAAGAAGCTGGAGAAGCTGCAAATGTCGCTACTCCAGAAGCAGTACAAGGAGTCGCAGCAGGGTTTTGAAATGCCTACCATTCCAATCCCCAGGCCGCTTCCTCCACCATCCCCAACGCCAACGAGCGGCAGCGCTGACGCTCAGGAAGCTGCAAGTGATGCACGGCGTCAAGCCGGTCGTCGCAATGGCATTGCCAGCACGATTCTGGCAGGTGAGACAGGCGGCTACACTTCTCAAGCGCTCGGCGGCAACCCCTCAATCCTCGGCTAATGGAAGCGCCAGCACTGCCAGTCACAAAATCAAAAGCGGACCCTGACAAGCTGCTGCAACGGCTTTCAGCGCTGCGCGCCATCCGTGCCCCCTGGGAAACGCTTTGGCAAGAAATCTCAGATTACGTGATGCCTCGCCGCGCTCCCGGTCTAAGCGGTGCGTTGTCGCCATCCACCACACGGGAAAGCAGGCTCTTCGACACGACGGCAGTTCAGGCAAACTTGATCCTGGCCAATGGCTGTATGGCCTGGATGAGTCCGCAGGAGTCGCCATGGTTCGCGTTCGACGGCGGCAGCAATGATGATGCCGTGATGCTGTGGCACAGCGACGCCACACAGCGGGCGCAGCTTGCGATGAGCCGGAGCAACTATTACACGGCGCAGCATGAATTTTACCTGGATCGCTCGGCTTTCGGCACTGCTTGCCTGTATGTGGAGCCGGGCAAAAAACACGCGCTGAATGTCCAGTGCTGGCCGGTCGGGAGCTTCTGCATTGACGAAGACGACGAGGGCAATGTTGATACCGTGTTCCGAGAGTTCGAGCTGACAGTTCGGCAAGCCGTCGCCAAGTTTGGCGACAAGGTATGCAGCAAGATCAAAGAGCGGCACGCCAAGGGTGGCGAATCTTTGAGTGAAAAAGTGAAGTTCCTTCATGCCATCTATCCACGCTCTGACGACGAGCGTGAGAAGGGCAAGATAGACCCCGAAAATATGCCGATTGCCTCGGTGTATTTGGACATCGACAACAAGCACATCTGCCGAGAGTCGGGATACGAAGAAATGCCATGTATGGTCAGTCGTTATCTCGAATGGGGCACGGGCATGGGCGCGCTGTATGGCTGGAGCCCTGCCTTTGCCGCGCTGCCAGAAGCGAGGCAGGTGAACTTTCTCCAAAAAATGCAGGACGCGCTGGCGGAGAAGATGGCGTTTCCGCCTGTCTTAGTCCCTGAAGAACTGGAAGGCGAGATTGACGCCAGCGCTGGCGGATTGACCTACTTCGACAAGACTTTGGCTCAAGCCCAGGCTTTGCCCAAGGAATGGATGACGCAAGGGCGTTACGACGTGGGCAAGGATCGCGTGGCACAAAGACAAGACGCGATTAACAAGGCGTTTCATGTCGAACTTTTCCAAATGTTCAGCCAGTTAGACCGGCCAAACATGACTGCGCGTGAAGTCGCAGAGCGTGCGAATGAGAAGCTGATTCAGTTCTCGCCGACCTTCTCGCGCATGACGGTCGAGTTGTTCAATCCGTTGTTCGCTCGAATTTTCGGCATCATGTATCGCGGCGGATTGTTTGCAGCGCTGCCGGAAGGTTACGCGGAATACAAGGGCGTTCCTGAAACGCAATACTCTTCTCGAATCGCACTGTCTCTCCGCTCTCTGCATGGCGTTGCGCTACAACGCACGCTTGAATTTGTGGGGGCCGTCACGCCGATTGCGCCGCACATTGGACGCTTCTTTGATTGGGTGGCAGCGGCCCGCAAAATGGCTTCTGACAACGGCTTGCCTGCGGAAATTCTGCGGCCCATTGACGAGGTAAATGAGGAGCTGGCAGCGGAAGCGGAGGCTCAAGCACAACAACAACAACAAGCCATGATGCTCGAAGCTGCTGGAAAGCTTGGCGGTATGAAGGAAGATTCTCTCTTGGGCAAGGCAGCAAAGGAACAACTCGAAGCATGAAGCACGAAACCGAATTTCCAGACGAGAGCAAGGAGGCGAGAAAGAAGGCGCTCGACGCCCTCGCTGCTGACTATGTGGCTTGCTTCTCGACGCCATCCGGCAAGACGGTTCTGGATGATTTGAGGAAGAAATTCGGCCTAGATCGCAGGCGCTTCGACCCTCGCGTTAGCAACCCATCAGCAACCGCTGCCGCTCTAATTGAGGGCGAGTGCAATGTTTTGCGTGACATTGAAGCCGCTTTGAAGCATGTTGGCGCGAACTTGTAACGACTATACCCATGGCAGACGAAACACAAATTAGCGGCGCTGGCGACGGCGGAAGTCAGACCATCCTTGGCGGGTCCGGTGAGGTTTCGCGTCAACAACAATTCACGCCTACATTCGAGGGGGCGCTAAAGCCTGATGGTAGCTTTGCAGAGGGATGGCACGCTAAAGCCTTCGGCGCGGATTACAGCGGCCCCCTCGCGCAAGCGAAGAACTTTAGCGACGTGGAAAAGATGTTGCGTGACAACATCGCAGCAGCACGCGCCAAGACGGAAGGCATGGTGAGACTTCCAGGCGCGAACGCCAAGCCAGAGGAATGGGCCGCGTATCGCAAGGCCATAGGGGCACCCGACACGCCGGACGCCTATGGCGACTTGCGGCCCGAAACTATCCCCGCCGAAATGTGGGACGCAGAAGGCGCGAAGGCGCTGCAAGCCGTTGCTCACAAGCACGCCCTGCCGCCAGCTGCCATCAAGGACATTCTCGGTCTTTACGCTGGACAGATTGACGTGCAAATGCAGAAGGGACAGGCTGATATGGCCGAACACGTCGCCGGGCAAACGGCCATACTCAAACAAGAGTGGGGTGCGGATTTTGACGCCAACGCACGGCAGGCCACCCGCTTCGCCCTCACTATCGGACTGAAACCGGACAACCCCATTTTCCAGAACGCTGAAGTCGTGCGCGCCATGGCTCAAGGCGCGAAGCTGCTCAGTGAAGACAAGCTCATTAACGGCGCAACCATGGGGCTTACAGCCTCACCACAAGAGCAGGCCAAGGCCATAATGACTGACCCGTCAAACCCTCACTACAAGGCTTATCAGGCGGGCGAGGCGAGCGCAGTGGCTCTTGTGCATAATTTGTTGCAGCAGAAATAACGACTGATACCCATGGCCGTCGCGACTTCAACAACCTACGTTACCTATCACGGGAATGGTTCAACGGCCACGCCTTACCCGGTCCCCTTTGCCTTTCTGAGCGCTACTCATTTGGAAGTGCGCATTAAGCCAAGCGGTGGTTCATGGATCAAGATTGCCACAAACCAATGGGAAATCTCTAGCAACTCGCTTCGCATCATTTCGGGACCGGTTCCGAATACAACGCAGGTCAAAATTTCGCGATGTACGCCGGTTGCGCAACCAAACCGTTACACGGTCGGCGGTGTTTTTCCAGCAGCGTCCCATGAGGCAGCGTTGGACCGCTTGACGTTAATGATTCAGGAGCGGACCGCCCCCTATTTCAATTCCGGCCATCGTCCCATTGTGACAGGTGGGCGCGATGGCAACACGGCGCTGGCATCGCTGCTGGCCCAGCTTGCAAACATTGGGCTCATTACCAACGAGACAACCGCCGCCGCGTCGGACGATGTGGGAAACGGTATTTCCCTTCTAGATGGTCCGCCAAATTCAGGCCGAGTAAACGTCATGCGAAATGGTGTGTATGTCGGCTTCTTCCCAATCCTCACATGATTCGTCATCTGCTATTTCTCGCCCTTGCCGGCATCGTCAACGCCCAAAGCACGGGCGACTTTTTTCATCAATTCAAGACTTCCGGGGGCCGTGGAGAATCTTATTTCACGCCGGTTGCATCGAGCTTCTGGGGCTTCGATGAATCGGGTGCATTCACCCTCATACCTGAGGGGGATTATGCTCCGATTCTACACGCACATTCGTTTGCGGATTTAACCAGCAAGCCAACAACGGTAGCAGGCTATGGCATCACGGATGCGATGAGTTCGACCGGGACGCTAGCCCTTGGCGGATTCGGCGCAATCACGGGGATTCTCCCGCCTGCAAACTTGGGGACGGGTTCTAGCATCGCCACGAAATTTCTACGCGGGGACGGAACTTGGCAGACCGTTAGCACAACGGTGGACGCTGCTGACTTGACTGGCAACACGCTGGCCAGTGGAGTCACGGCCTCGTCTTTGACGAGCCTGGGCACGTTGGGCAATATCGCGGTCAGCATGGCGAACAATGCGGCCATGAATGGGTTTAACTTGGGGACGGTTTCTGATACGACGAGCAGGCCGTTTAACATCTCTCAGACATGGAACAACGCGGGGCTCGCAGCGACGTTGATCAAAGGGGATGCCACTGCTTCCGCTTTAGCGTCTGGGTCAAAGTTGCTGGATTTGAGCACAGGCGGCACACTACAGATTGGCGTTGTTTACAACACGACCACAGGCAACGATACCAGCCCATGGAGGCTGGTTTTTGGCAGTTCAGCCAGTCTTGGTTATTCTGCGAGCTGGGGAGCAATAACGGTCCGAAATGCTGCCAACTCAGCAGATGCTAACCTGAGGGCTTCCCTGCTGCAAGCCAGCTCAGGTGTTCAGACCACGAATTACATCAGCAACTCAAACAACGATTTTGAATTGGCGAGCAATAGTTACAGGCCACCGGCGGGACTGCGCATTCGCAGCGATGGAGCAATTATTTTCAGCAGCACTACGGCGGCAACGGGAACAGAGGCATGTCGCCTTCGTGCGGGGTCGGGGACGCCAGAAGGTGCGGTAACCGCCAACGTGGGCAGTGTGTGGCTGCGCACTGATGGCGGAACAGGCACCACGCTTTACATCAAGGAAAGCGGCACCGGAAACACGGGATGGGTAGCAAAATAATTTATGATCACGCTCACATTAAATCTTGATCAGGAACAGACGGACGCCATGTTGGCCAAAGTTGCGGCACGCAATGCCGCGTTGCTAGATGGGCAGCAACCTTACACCATTGCTGCCCATCTTCAGGAAGTGCTGGAAGCAGAGGTTCAAGCTACGGCTGCACAAGCCTACGAGGCAAGCGTTGCTCGCTTTGGGGCTGGTTTCCGTTCTCTGCCGTATGCGGAGCGCCTGCAAATCATTGCGAATCTCGAACAATCGTTGCCGGGTTAGCAATGTCCTATCCATACTACAGCGACACGCCCTGCCCCGCCAACTCACCAGAGTTGGCCGTTGTTGTGACGTGTCACGGTCCTTACTTGCCAAGGCTCGGCGCAACGCTCGCAAGCATAGACAACCAAGTCATATCCTCGCAACGCATCCTTTGCCTTGACGGCTGCGACTATGAAGCGCCCCCTGGCTGGGTTGTTATTCGCGATGTGTGGGGTTGTCCGAATCCGGCTCGCAATGCGGGGTGGAAAATGGCGGATGAACGCGGGGCGAAGTGGTGTGTTTTTTGGGACGCTGACAACCTCATGCCCATGGGTTATTTGCACCAAGTCAAACGCAAGACCCAAGAAGCATCAGGGCGCGTGGGCATTTTTTCGCCGGATGTCATCAGGGGCGAAAATGGTCAAATCAGGTTTCATTCACGCCAGCCATCAAAGCGGGATATGTGGGACGCTCGAGCCAAATCGCTGTCTGACACAGCCAGCGCTTGGCGCATTGAGGCGCTTCACCAGAGCGGCGGCTGGATGGACGGCAACACCATGCTCGATGATTACACGCTCGCCCTGGCTGTGACTCGTCTCGGCTGGCAAGTCGAAGCCCTGGAGTGCCCCGTTTGGCTTACCGATGGCGACACGCGGAGCACGCATACAGAGCGCGGTTTGTCGGACCTCTGGAACAATCGCACCTTCCACATCGTCACTCTGCTTGCCGGTCGATCTGATGCTTTGCGCCCATGGTCGGAGTCTATTCACTCGATGGACCTGCCGCCGAATACGCACATCACGCTCGTGAATGATTCGCAATGCCGCCGTTTTGCCCGCGACGTGCAAGACGAGGCCGCAAGCCTGCTCATGCTACCTCACGTCCATAGCGTACGCATCATCGAAGCGCCAAGCGGCGAGCGTCCAAGGAGCTGGCGCGGCATTCATCGCCGGGTTGCCATGCTCTACAACTTGGCTCTCAGTGGCAACGTGCATGACATGGTTTTGCTTTGGGAGGATGACGTCATTCCAAAAGCTGACGCTATTCGCAAGCTTCACGCAGGCTTTACCCCCTTTTCTCGCCTGGGCGCTGCCGGTGCTGTTTACGCCTCTCGGTGCAATCCTGAAGTTGCGGTTGCATCGCTGGAATATGATCGCTGGGGGACCATGCCGCGCCTTGACTGGCTAGCTGAGCAATCGGGGCGCGTGCGCGTGGGAATGCTCGGCGGTGGCTTCACCCTCTGGGCAAGTCATGCGCTCATGCCTAATTTGCCCCTGACAACTTCGCCCCTGCTCGGCTGGGATGGATCGCTTGCCTATGCCGCAACGCTGGATTGGCAGCTTGAACTGGATGCCGATGTAATCGCCACACACATGACCCAATGAGCACACTATCCAAAATCACGGGCATCGCCCGCAATTCCTCAGAAGAACCTGAACCCGGCACAGACTTGCAACGCAATGCGGCTCAAGTAGAGGCCAAGAATGCACTTTTTGCCACGCCAGCGCACTACGACAAGCCGGTAATGCCGTGGGACTTGATCGAGCACATGGAGAGCAGCGGCAACGCGCTCGTCGATTTCCTGCGTGGCGAGGCCATCAAGCACATCTGGCGCGACAAGGGAGACTTGAAGGAGAATCTCGTCAAGGCAGCGTCTGAAATTAAAAAGGCCATTTCTGTCATGTCATGAACTCGCGACTTTACCTCTGCTTTCTTCTCGCCCTCGCCGCCTTCGCGGTCGCCTATGCCGCGTGGGCCATCGTTGTGTTCCTGTCCCCGTTTTATCCTCCTCACCCTCCCTCTGTTTACCCATGACGCTCGAAACTGCCCTTCTGACTGCCCTTTCAACCGTGACCGGCGCTCTGTGCTGGGCAGTGTCTCTTCTGTATCAGCGCTTGGTTAAAGCTGAGGCCACTGTGGAAGTATTGCGCTTGGCTCACGAAGAGCTAACCGCTATGTATGGCGAAGCCTCCGCCAAAGTCGAAATTTATGAACGCTGCCCCAAACAACGCGAGTGTCCTTTCTTCAAAACTCAACCCTCAAACTGAAATGAAAACCAATACCATCCGCATCGCCTCCGCCACCGTCAAAATCTCTGCCGTCATCACCGGCAGCGCTGCCTACCTGTCACTGCTGCCGCCCTCATGGGCTGGCTTCGCCGCTATCGCTTTCGGCATTGTCTCAATCATCAAGGACACGGCGCTTGCTGCCGGTGACTTGGCTGACGACGGGAAGCGCAACAACTCGTTCAAGCCATGATCAACCTGGCTGCATTGCCTCGCAATATCCAAACTGGTGATCTATGAATCCATCTATGTCATGGGCATTGTTCGACGCCGCCATGGAGTCGGGACTTGCTCCGAATGTATGTGAGTTGATTCTTAGGCATCATTCGATACACAATTCCAAGCGATTAATGACCTTGCTGCGCTCTATCGCCGCATGTCCCGTCGTTTGCCTGTGCGGATGCGCTGCCCCTACTACGGTGCGCGAACCGTCCGGCAAGGTAACGGTCAAGTCTGGTTCCATTGTCGCCACCACGGTGACCGTGCAGGCAGGCGGCGAAGTCACCGTCGTCACTCGTCCAGTCAATCCGCTTGAAGCCGCCGTTGGCGGGATTGTGGGCGGTTTGACCAAAACTCTAGTCACTCGCCCGAACCATGAATAAAAAGGGATACGCTTCCAGTTTCGCAGACATAGCTGACGTGCGCGCCTTCAAACGAGCCAAGGCAAATGGTATGACAGACGTTGAAGCTTTCGAGTATGGCGACAATGGCGTTGGCTGCTTTGGTGACGACCTGACGACGCTCAAGGTGCCTTATGTCGCGGTTCCACCTGACGACATGCTTGAGAAGTGGGGCAGCGTGAAGGCTGCTAAGCACAAGGCCGTAGATGTGAAAATCAACGGCGTGACAAAGAGATGCCTTGTCGGGGACCGGATGCCGTGGCGCAAGAACATCCGCAACCGCGCTGTGATTGATCTCGCGCCAGGTGCGCAAAAAGCCTTCAACCTCAAGCCGCCGTTCATGGTGCCCGCTTCTTGGGAGTGGGCTTAGCTTTCTTCAATTTGCCGCCAGTGTCGCGCTGCCGTGAGGGGCGCGGGGGTTTTTGTGTGTGTCCCTGTAACGCACTGGCGGCAGTCTTTTTCTCGGCCTGCCCCTCACGATAGCGCCGTTGCCTCTCGCGGTTGCTTCGTTTTCAAATTACTTTCAAATTACTTTCAAAGTTTCTGGCCTGATCCGTCGGAATATATGTCTCTTGTTTGGCATAGGTGTTAAATCACCCACCAAATTTAAATATGGCAAAAACAAAGATTTGCCTTGACGGTGTTATATTACCCGTTCATGGTGATATGCCACCATGAAAACTGAAACAAGAACCGAATTCGTCGGCGCGCATTTAGCGCCTCAAGTCCGTTACGCCCTCCGCGTGAAAGCCGCCCTAGATGGCGTGTCTATGTCTGAGGCTCTGCGTAGGCTTATCCAGAATTACATCGGCGATAAAGCCCCCCCTCACCAAGCGCCGCCCCGCAAAGAAGACGATGGCTCATTTGCCGAACAGGAAGGATAAGCCATGACCATACAGCTTCTACCGTCCGAATGCTGGCTGACGCTTCGCGAGGTCTGCCGCTACGTGGGGCGCTCGCCTCAACAAGTCGCTACTCACCGCCGCAAGGGGTGGATCAACGCGAAGGATCGCCGCGTAAAGCTCGATGATTTTTGCCGCTACCTCGCCCACGTCTATCCAGCCTGCCCCCGTCTCGAATCCGTCGAAGAACTCAACCAATGGCGGGCCAATGGCTCGCACTCGCTGCAATGAAATCTATCCTTTATTCTATCATGCCTGATTGGGCTATCCGAATCATCCGCCGTCGTCGCGAGGCTCGTCGCCAATATCGTCTCGCGCTCCGCGAGTTTCGCCCGTGGTTCGACTGCTTGGAACCGTGAATTATAACGACTAAACTTGTCACATGAAAACAAACACACAGCTAGCGACGCCGCCCGCGTCCTCAAACAATGGGCAACTGTTCGCGCCCAAACTTTCGGCGCTCAATGTCATGGCCTCGCGCTTCAACGTGGAGCCGCAGAAGCTTCTGAGCACTCTCAAAAATACCGTGTTCAAGGGAGCGTCTGATGACGAGCTTTTGGCTCTGGTCGTCGTGGCCAATGAATACGGCCTGAATCCCATGACGAAGGAGATTTATGCCTTCCCGGCGAAGGGAGGGGGTATTGTGCCCGTTGTCTCTGTGGACGGATGGAACAACCTTGCCAATTCGCACCCTCAAATGGACGGCATGGAGTTCGAATTTGCCCACGATGAGAAGCGCCAGCTCGTTAGTTGCACCTGTGTTATTTGGCGAAAGGATCGCAACCGCCCCATCAAGGTGACGGAATATCTTTCGGAGTGCAAACGCAACACGGAGCCTTGGAAAATGGAGCATCGAATGTTACGCCACAAGGCGCTAATCCAATGCGCCCGCGTGGCCTTTGGGTTCAGCGGGGTGTATGACGAGGACGACAGCCGCGTTGCCTCTGGCCGTGTGGTGGAGGTGGCGACGGCTGAGGTGCCACCCATGAAACAACTCTCTAACGATTCGGAAAAGATGGAGTTGGGAGGCTCCGCCAACATGAGCGCCGCGCCTGCCGGTGCGACTCGGAACAGGCAAGCCAAGCCAGCCGCAAAGCCGGAAACGCCGCCGCTGACGCTGGAAGAATCGCCGCCGTCGCTTGTCGAAGTCGTCGGACGTCGCTTGCTCGAATGCGGGGCGACATGGGAGCGCGTTGCCACCATCGCTGAAGCTGGCGGGCTTTTTGTTTCGCCGTCTGTGCCGCTGACAGAGCAGCCTAGCGACGTGCTGCAAGACGTGGTTAACTCATGGCCTGCGCTTTTGGTGGAACTTAACAAGGAGGGCGCATAACATGACCATCGAAGAACTTGACAAGACAATGAGCACGCCTCTCGATCCAAGGCGTGGCGTCCCCTCGGCGTCGGCCATGTATCGGCTGGAGAATTGCCTAGGCTCTTGGCTGGCTAGCAAGGACTTGCCAGACGAAGAGAGCGATGACGCGGCTAGCGGGACACGAATTCATAAGGCTCTGGAGACGGGCGACTACTCTGGCTTGACCGGCGAAGAGCTGGAGACAGCGGATAGGTGTTGCAGTCATGCCTTTGACGTGATAGAGGCTTGGTTTCCGCCGGTTGATCCAAAGCCCGTTTTTGCCGAGTACAGAGAACTTCGCCTTGGCCTGACCACGCTTGGCGGAGTCGTGCCCGTGACTGAAGACAGCGCCGCAACCTTCCGGCTGACCGGGCAGGCGGATTTGATAATTGTCCATGAACAGCGCGGCCTTGTTCTGGATTACAAAACTGGTCGCAGCGAGGTCAAGCACGCGAAGGACAACGCGCAACTGCGCGCCCTGGCCGTGCTTGTTGCGAAGCGCTGGCGACTCGCCTCTGTGCGTGTAGCCATCGTTCAACCATGGGCAGGTGCGCCAACGGTGGCAGATTATGACGGGGAGAGCCTGAGCCGGGCTGGCTTGTGGCTGCACAGCGCGCTTGACAATGTGTCAAATGCCACCCCCCAAGACCTTCACGCTGGCGACTGGTGCCAATATTGCAAAGCCAAGGCCACGTGTCCGGCTCTTCGCCAGACTGCATTGGAGCCAGTGGAGCGCTTGTCTATGGGCGTCCAGAGCATGGATAGCAAGGACGCTCAAGCCATGCTGTTTGTCGGAGCGATGGGGTGCGACGCTGCTACTTTGGCCAGACACGTCAAGGGCTTGAAGCTGCTTGGCTGGTATGCGGCAGCAATCGAAGGCGCTGCAAAAAAAAGGGCGGAGACTGACCCTGAATTTCAACGCTTCTACCGGCTCAAGCCTGGAGTCGTGCGAGAGAAAATCACAGATGTTGAGACGGTATTTAATCGCGTCATTGCTCTCGGTGCAACGAGAGCCGAATTCACGGCGGCGTGCTCGCTAACAAAAACAGAGCTGGAACCCATAGTTCGCAAAGCCACGGGAACCAAAGGCGCGGAGCTGAAAGCCAAGCTGGCGACGGTCCTGGAAGGTGCGACGGAATCAAAGGAAACCGCACAACAACTTGAGGAGGTGAAAGAATGAAGAGCGCCAGAACCAAACGCTGCCCGTGGTGCCACGGCACTGGCCGGGACAACGAAGAGCCGCGCTACCGCTGCCCAGACTGCAACGGGCGAGGGCGGGTTGAGGTGTGCGATGAATGCGACGAGGTGAATGAGAACTGCCAATGCAAGGAGGAAGACATCTATGATTAAACTGAAAATCGATTTGACTAAACTGACCGGAGCCAGGAGAATGAAGTCATCTTCCGGCAAAGACGTGATTGTTATTGATATTGACGCTTCACGCCTATACAAAGCACAGTCCGGCGCGCTGTATGCCGACCTTGATTGTGTGGAGAAGAAGGAAGTTGGCCAGTATGGAGACACTCACTTTATCGCCGAATCGACCACAAAAGAGGAGCGCGGAAACGGCATCAAGGGTGCTATCATCGGCAACGGAAAAGAGATTTTTCCAGTGAACCGAAAGAGCATGGGAATGGAGCCCAGCCCGCCCAACGATGACGAATATGGCATACCGTTTTAACATATGAAAAAACCAAGTTTTCCGCCAGCGCCCACAATCAGCGCTAATGGTTTCCAAAAGCGCCATGCACGCAAGCCAGCGAAGAACGAGCACTGCCTGCAAAGATCACTTGTGAATTGGTGCCACGGCCAAGGCAACGGTATCGTTCAGCGACGATTCTTCGCGGTACCAAACGGTGGCGCTCGTAACATTATTCAGGCGGCACGCCTCAAGGCTGAGGGGGTGCGCCCTGGAGCGCCTGATTTGGTGTTCTATGGTCCTGCCGGTAGCGTGCTCTGGCTGGAGTTGAAAAACGGCACGGCGGGCAAGCTGAGCGAAGCACAGGCCACTATGCACGAAGACCTTTACCATTGCGGTCATCGCGTCGTTGTGGCGAGAACACTAGCCAATGCTATTGAGGCAGTGGTGAGCTTTTACCGGAGCAAAGTATGACAAAAGACGCTCTAGCTTTTGACCTGCCTAGCGTCCTGGACGCTGCCGCACGCCTTGCCTCCACGTATGGCGTCAAGGTCCGCGTGTCCAAGTCGGGAGCCATCACCATCGACCCGCCCGCCGGTGAGCGAAAGACATCCACGGAACGCGTGAAACGCTTTCGTGAAGTGAAACGCGGAAACGCCGGAAACGCCGGAAACGATGAAACGCATGAAACGCATGAAACGCATGAAACGCATGAAACGCTAAGAAACGCAGGTGAAACGGAAACGCTCCCCCTCCCTCCCCCTCCCTCTCCCCCCCTTGCATCCCCCTCTCTCCCGCCCCCACCCGCCCCCACGGGCCATCCATCCGCGCATGCGCGTGAGACGCCGACCTTGGAGCAGGTCAAGGGTTACGCCCCTCAAGCCGGAGTGACGGAAGCCGAAGCCGAAACGTGGTGGTTGGCCCGCGAAGCCAGCGACTGGCTTCGCAGCAGCAACGGGGCAGTGATGCCAGTAGGCAACTGGCGAGCCGACATGAAGAGCTATACCATGGCGGCACGCAATAGAGCCACAGAGCAGGCGGCACGCGACAAATCCCGCTCCACCAAAACAGTCAAGCCCGCCGATATTTCGGACGTGAAACCACAAAACATGCGTGTGCTATGATCAACGCCCAAGACATCGCCGCCCCGTTT